TAAGCTTGTCGTGACTGTCTGAAATCTCTATCCTCTTTATAGCGTCTAAACTGCTCCTGTTGCAAGGCTGTTCTTCTAGTTTCTGATCCAGATTCACGAATACCTGCTCTTTGTTCCTCACCTCTAGTTCTAGTGGTTGCTCGTTCTTCAGTTCCTCTAAGTCCAATTTGACGTTCTTGTCCAGATAATAACTGTGCTTGAGTCTGTCGTGTCTGACTGCCTCTTTCACCTACAGTTAATCTTTCCTGAGCACCTGCAGTTTCTCTTGTTAATCTTTCCTGAGCACCTGCAGTTTCTCTTGTTAGTCGCTCTTGTTTACCTCTTTCTCCAGTTGTAAGTCTTTCCTGAGCACCTGCAGTTTCTCTTGTTAGTCGTTCTTGCTGACCTCTAGTTGCAGTTGTTGCCCTCTCTTGTTCTCCTCTTGTCTCAGAAAGTAGACGTTCTTCTGCACCTCTGGCTCTATACCTTCTTAGATCCTGACCAGTGTAAAACTCTTCATTGATACGATCTAACTGAGCACCAGTCTCCATATTTAATCTGGTCTGCTCACCAGTTGCTTTACTTAACTCAGTCTGAGTTCTTAAAGACTGTGTTGGTGTAGACACCGTAACAGGAGGAGGTGGTGCAGGTATATATTCAACTCTTGGTGCTGGTGGTCTTCCGCCCATAACAAAACTCTATACTGTTAATTTAATTTTAATCTAAAAACTCTTACTAGGCTCCCCCAGCTCGACCTCTAGGGTTAATACCACTTCTAGCTGCATTGGTTGCTGCATTCTGTTGATTAGAAATAGCATTCATTAAAGCAGCTTCTCCCTGTTGTGCTCTTAATCTCTGTTGAGAAATCTTAGTAGGTGAGAATTGATCTTCCATTAATCTTCTTTTTGCAGCACTCTCTGCAGCCATACTTGTTAACTGTAAATATTGTTGAGCTGCTGCCATATTTCTTCTTGCTTCTCTATTAAGTTCAAATTCTCTTAAACCAGCATTAGTTAACATTAGATTTCTTAGCCCTTTAAAATATTTATCTTGATCAACAGAATCTCCTAATTTAGGCACTTCTGTTGTATTTGTTTCTTTAAATATTTTTTTACCTGCATCTACGATACCTTCTGCAATTTTACCAGGTACTTGAGGTGCTCCAGAAATTGTACTAGCGATTCTTTCAACTATAGGAAAATTACTTCCATATAAACTTCCTTTTTTATTTAGTTCTTCATTTTTCTTAATTACTTCTTCATTATATGCTTGTCTATTAGGAAAGATTTTATCTACTGTATTTTCAGTAACTCCGAACTCTGGAAGATTTATCCCAGCCACAGAAAACTTACCAGGTTTTGCACCAATTCCACTTAAGAAATTAACTAGAAATTGCTTTCCAGGTTTTAGAAAAGGATTGGTTTTTTCACTCATTTACTGATACTGATAGTTAGAAGCTAATGCTTGAGTTGCTCCCTGCATACCTTGTTGTGCTAATGCCTGAGCACCTCTTTGTCCCTGTAGTGTTAAGCCCTGCTGTGTTCCTAGCTGAGTACGGAATCTAGCAGCTGCCATGTTACGTTCAAAGTCTCTTTTCTTTGCTCTATCTGTAAAAGGTTCTATTGCTGCAATATTTTTTATCATATTTTTTCTTTGCTGATCACCCATCTGATCTGTATATCTAATAATATTCTGGTAACTACCAAAAGGGTTATATACCATATTAGGACCAAATCCTGTCTGATAACCAAAACCACCAGTAGGTGATCCTAACAATTGATTTTGTTGTCTTAATAAATTAAGAGCTTCTCTTCTCTCTCCTGCTTTTCTAAACTGGTTAGCTAATAAAGCTCCCCCACTTAGTAGTAAGAATGGATTCATCTTTTTAATTAACTCCTTTAACTAATATTTTATCGGTAGTAATCCTAGAAGCGACTTCCGATGTTACTTCCAAGAGATGCTCCATACTTACCACCTACACCTGGCATAAGTGCATTTCCAAGAAGGAATCCGGCTCCTGCTCCGATTACATCACCGAATCCTTTACGTCCGGGTATTTCATAGTCAAATCCAGGGTCCATATATCCTGGCATAACTGTAACATCATCACTTACCTTAAAAGAACCATTTTTAAATGTGTCTGCTAAATTAAAAGCTTTCTTTGCTTTCTCCATTCTTTCATCTTCTTGCTTATCTCTTTGAGTAGCTTCAGTTACAGCTTTTAAAAACCCACCACGTCCTTTATATTCATCATAATTTTTACCACTACCACTACCACCAAAATCTATTGGCTTCTCAAGTTTATAGTTTTCATAATTTGTACCAAAACCTTTAAAGCCTTTAGGTAGTGGGGTAGTAAAACTAATACTAGAAGGATCAAAACCGTTCATTATCTTGTGTAGTCACCACGCTTGTACTTCTCATATTGTACTGGATCTTCTTTTTTAATTCGTTTCTCTTGTGCTTTTTGGAATAACTTTTTAGCAACAGCAGCAGTACCGAGAGCAGCTACTGTACCACCAAGAAGTATGGCTGGTTCTTTTAGATCAGGTCTTCTTGCGAAAGCATCCTGGAATAATTGACCTGCTTTATTAAGTTTTGCAGTTCCTGGTATTGGAGTATCACCAGAATATTTTGGTTTACCATATTCTTTTGCTGCTCTGACTGTTTCCTCTATATCTTGTTGAGCAGATGCTTTTACTTCTCTTGCAGCATCTACGTTTTGTTTTGAACTCTCTCTTGTTTGTGGTATATCTACGTATTCTCCTGATTGCATAAACTGTCCAATAGCTCTATCTACATTTGCAGCTTTTCCTTCTTGCGTTTTTATATCCATATCTGCAGCACTTCTTTGCTGTCTTTGTTTTTTTAATCTATCTTGAAATTTCTCAGTTGGAACTGCATATCCTTCTTTTTGATTAGATGGTTCAGATTGATAAAATCTACCTGTTACAGTGCCAGCTTTAGGAGTATATCCCACTGTATATTGTCTGCGTGAAATTTCTCCTGTTTCAAGATCAGTTGTCCTAGACCTTATACCAGAAGCTTTAACAGCTTCTTCACTGGATACTCCAAGACCTGTAGGATCTAAGTATTTTTTAGCAGCAGCTATAGTTCCTAATCCAGCTCCTATTCCAAGTACTGAACTAGCAGTTATTGGAGCTCCTTTAATTCTAATTTCTGGATCATTTAATCCACGAGCTGTTCCTTTTATAAGTCCTCCAAAAGCAGTAAATGTTTGTTTCTCTGGATCTATATCTATTCTTTTACCTGCTTCTGGTTTGCGATTTACATAACGTCTGTATTCTTTTATAGTTGATGGCATGACATCAGGACGTTCTTTTATGAATTCTTGAAAAGGTAACATTTGACTTCTTTGAAATGCAAAAGTTCTAAGTGCTCCTTCTTCTAGGATATTTCGTGGAGTTGCACCTGTAGGATCTTCTTCTTTAGAAACAGGAGCTACTGCTTTATAACCTTTCGGTCTGAATCCATCTAATGGTGATCCCATCTGTCCTGACAATGACATGTAAAGCAAAGGCACACCAGCAGCTATAGCAGCTTTTGATAAATTATTTTCTACCCCTACACTTTGACTTGCATTTACTCCTGCATCTGATGCCATCCTGTAAGCATTTAAAACTCTATTAACACCAAATTGAGCTTGTTTAGTAAGAACAACATTACCAATAGGATCTCCGATTACTCTTTCAGCCGGAAAATTTTCTTTTAATTTTTTTCCTGCTTCTTTTAAAGGGTTATCAGCAGTACGTATTTCTTTAAAATCTTGTTGTCTCTTTTCTTGTACGTATCCTCTTTGTTCTTTATCCAATTTTGGACCATACATTGGAGTGCCATATCTTGACTGATGATATCTATTGCCTACACGCTCTCCTGTTTTCTGGGCTACATCACCTATAGTCTCAAGTCCTTTCTGAACGATCTCAGTTCCTTTAGGTAAGTATTCCGCAATTCGATCTTTGAATTGTTTTAATAACTCTTTACTATTTGTTAAAGGATTAAAATTTTCAGATTGCATCTACTTAGAAATTGTGTACACGCATCATGCTTTGAGCAAGGCTGTTTAAACTCTGCATGCCAGAGTCTGGATTCATATGCATCACAGTACTGGGCATTTTTTCTATCTGAGCGAGTTTTAATCTGTATTCATACTTCTCTCTTTCTGTTATTGCTTCCTGTGCCTGT